GGCTTCTTTCTAAGCATTGCTCCCTTAAATTCAAAGTTATTATATTTCAATAATGTTTTGATTCTAGAAGGGGTTAATTTAATTGAGGGTTTTAAAGGGTTATCATCATTGAAAATATCTTTTAATAGTGGATAAATCAAAAGTTGATCTTTCAATGTATTAACTAATGAATTAGCAATTTTATTAGGAAATGCATCTAATAGATCATCAAGTTTTTGAAGTTTATCTTTATCAGATAACATATCTAACATGATATATTCAAGACTATTGGTCTTATTTAAAAGTCTTTTACCAGAACTAATTTTATCCCAAACCCCTTGAACATTATCATTCTTAAAATATTCTATTAGGGCATCTACTCCATAATCGTCATATAACTTTCCAATCATGAAAGAATTTCGATCTAAATATTCTGCAATAGTTTCAGTAGCTTTCTTAGATGTATAGTATCCAGACTTATTAAGATTTACTAATCTTCAATCATTTTCTTCATAATTTATTAGAAAATCATTTATTTTTTCTTTTGAATCAAAATATTCTAGGGCAAAAGATTTTTTTAAATCATCTTGTTCATATACCGGAGAACTGTATACATAATCATATACGGCTCTTGTATATGATTTATCATCCATATACTCTGATAGAAATTGTTTAATAAAAGCTTTATCTAAATATCCTTTTGAAAGTAAATAATTAAAATCCTTAATAATAGGAAGGCGCGCAATAATAATTTTATATTTTACATGTTCTAACCATATATCTTTATATGAATTAAAAGTTTTTAAATTAAACCTATAGTCTTTAACTGAAAAGACAGCATATGTACTATCATCATTCTCTTTAATTATAGTTTTAATGGCTGCGTCTATCTTTATGCTTTTTGATAAATCATAATCACTATTTTCAAAATATTTAATAAAATTCTGTAATCTGTATGCTACTATTTTATTTAAATCTATAAACAAATCGGGGTTCTTAAATATAAAATCTGCTTCAATTCCCCAATTTTGCACCGTACTCATATCGAACTTATCATCTATTAATTTTGTTAATAGTGTATAAAAAAGTAGAAACTCAGGCATAGATGTATTAAGCTTCCTAAAAATATTTTTAATAACTTTAACTTCGCTAATCGTATATTTGGGGTGATAATTGTTTTTTGAGTCTCTTTCTATAGTTTTGACCAAATACGCAAATTTGGTCCAGTTTCCTTTATATGCAAAATAATTCAAACAATAAAGTCCAACAAAATTAAATTCTTCTTGATAACTATTATAAACATCTATCCATTTAAACCCTGGGCCGGTCTCAAGTGCAAGATCCTCAATCAAATATGAATGATCTGCTTGATATTCTTTATGTAAAAAAAGTGCCAAAGTAAGATACTTTCTAATATCATCATTACTTGATTTTACTCGTTCAATAAATTCAGAATATGGCAAATTATAATGTTCAATATATTCTTTTAAAGTTCAATTATTATCTTTCAAATGTTTTAAATAAAATTCATGAAAGGGGACCGGATTTGTTCTCTTCACTAACTCAGAATTAAGAATTTCATATGATAATTTATCACCAATTTTGTCTTTAAATGTCAACATTGAATCAGCTCATCTATATGCTGCACTTTTTTTATCATCTAATAAAATCCATTTTTTTGCTATTTCTTTTGATGATCTACTCTCAATAGAAATCACAACATTTATAGTATCCAAAGTCATATATTCAGCAAAATGCCCTAAATAATCTACAATTTCAATTTTTTGATCCCCATAAATGCCATGAATAAGAGTCTCAAAATCGTTTCCCCGCAGCATAATAATTGATCTAATTATATTTTTTTCATTCAAACAATCTGGGAATGTAGATTTAAGAATAGAATCTAATTCATCAATATATTTGTCAGGAACTTTAGAAGCAATTTTTAAAGAGCCTCTTCATTCTGAAAAATATTTTTTTAAATCTTCAATAAAAAGAGAAGAAAAAGTTGTATATAGATCTTTTATATTATCTTTCATCTGAAGAGTTCTAACCATATATCTAAAATCAAAAAGAAGTGAATCTTTAAATGCATATTCAATAAAATATGGAGACAATCTAGAAAAATCTCCTTTAATTGGGGTATATAATTTTTCGATTGTAGGGAATTGCTTTTTGATTTCATCTGGGATTTCGTCAAACAAAAACTGCTTCATTACTGTTCTTGAAGGAGTATATCTCATATAAAGACTTCTAACAATAGTTTGAATATCACTAGAAGATTTACTATTAGAAACCAGATACATTAGAAGATAATATGTGCTTAATTCAAGATCTAGTTGATTTGCATTAGTATATAAAGTAATATCCTGTCAAGTTGGAGCAGGAATTTCTTTTGGCTCATCAGTAGGGATAACTTGAGTTTTAACAGGAATATTTGTAGTCTTAGGTTCGCCTGTTAATGCAGATTTGACTGGCGAAACTTTTGGGACAACAGTATCAACAGTTACAGGTGCGTCTGTAGCATCCTGGGTACTATCTGAAGGACTTGAAAGCCTTTTATATAATACTCTGAATTCATGTGCTCTCTTATGCTGCATCGCTAAACTGTAGAGTTCTGGAAGCATATCAGATAAAGTTTTATTTCCTTTCTTAAAATCTTTAAGAAGAGCGGAAATTTGTGGGTATGGATATAAAGATGAAACTTTTATTCTTTTGATAATTTCGTCTCTAAACATATTTTCGTCCAGCCCACCCAATGTTCCCATTTTAATTTTGGCGAGCATTTTGGTAATCTTAGTCATAGTCATGTCAGGTATAACTTTTTTGTCATCAATGACCTTCAAAATAACCATTAGATCAGAATCTGTATCAGTAACTTTGTCTAGTCTTACTGTAGACTGTTTAAAATATTGAATGAGTTTGTTCTCATCTTTATATTTTGCATACAGACCAAGAAAGCCAAGAAAATTAATCCAAAATTCATTTGTAATTTTCTTTTCTTTTGCAAGGAATTTATCTTTCCCTTCTTGATCTTTTCATATATGATTTTCTATTAAATAATCTCTCATTTAAACTGACTCCTACTAAAGCATATTTTAATTATTTATTCAATTTCATCTTTTCCTTCTTCCTCTGAAGGAATTTCTTCTTTATCTAACATTTCTAAAAGGCCTTTAAATTCACCAATATGAACTTTTTCTTCTCGAGCAACACCAAGAAGAACTTCCTTTACTTTTTTGTTTTTTACTTTTCTAGCCATCAATTGATAAAGAACAATAGCATCCTGTTCAGCAACAATAGCCATTCTTAAAATTTCATCATCAGTTTTGTCATTGAGATTCATCTCATTAGATAACATCTCATTAAGCATAAATTCTTTAAATTTCATTAAGGTTCTTTTAACTCCTTCTCTATTACTTCAAACTTTTCTTTATCATAAAATCTTAATCTAATATCGCCGTATTTTGGGAACCATTTGTTATTATGATCTACCAAATCGTATATAATAGCACCATTTTTTGATGCATGTTTACGTAAAACCCGGCCTATAGATTGGAGTATCCTGATTTTCGACTTATAGGGGGCAGCAAAAATAAGATGCCCTAAATTAGGTATATTGATCCCTGTACTGAACGTCCCGTATGTTGCGCAAATTATATATTTTTTATCTGGGTTTTGTATCACTTTTTGTCTTCAGATCTCTCTATCTGATGTATCCATAGATCCTGAAATGAATACTATATTGTCTTCTTCACATAACCCGCGATCCAATAAAAATTGTTTAAGGAATTCACCTTCTGTTTCAACTTTACCAACTAAAAGTAAAACAGTTTTATTAATACTATTAAGAATATTACATATATTGTTTAATCTAAAAGAATTTCTAAATATCTCATCTTTTGCTTCATTATAGTCAGTAGAGAATTTTGTATTATATTTAATATGATACATTACAATTTTACTATCTGAGATGTATCCTAAGTCTGCAAGTTCTGATGCTGGTACTTCAACAACTATAGGACCCAAGTAACTTTTTACATTCATAGTTTCAAGTCTTGCTTCAGGCATTGTACCAGTACAACCAATTCTATAGTCTGCATTTGAAGCTTTTAAAATATCCCTAATAACTGTGGCTCTAGCGCCATGTACTTCATCAATAATTACACAATCAAAATTCTCTACTTGAGAAACATTATGTGATAAGGATTGTCAGGTTGAAATAACAATCTTCTTATCCCATTCTTTAAATTTTGAATATACACGGCCAAGATCTTCTTTATAAAATCCATAGTCTAAGATATCTTTATAAAATTGCTCAACTAATGAAGTAGTAGGGACAATTATCATAGCATTTGAAATTTTCTTACTATGGAAGAGATTTTTGATTATACCAGCAATAATATAGCTTTTTCCTGCAGAAGTTGCTGCTCTAATAATACATTTTTTATATTTTAATGCTTTACGAATACATTCTTCTTGGTATGGACGGTAATCCCAGGGCTCACATTTTTCTAATTCAATATTATCAAAACTTGAATCTTGTCCAAGAAAATCCTTAACTTCATCATCTATAATCAGTTGGGTTTTGGGATAATTCTTTTTGTAAAATGAAAGAAATTCAGTAAGCAGACCATAAGGAAGAATCTTATCATAGATACTAAACAAATAAATTTTTCCATCTCAATGTCCAACTTTAAACTTTGGACTAAAAGCATACCCAGGAGCATATTCAGAAAAATGATCTTTTAATTTTAATAAAATTTCTCTATCATCACAATCTACAAATATATGTAATCTGTCATACATTTTTAAAGTAATCATTAGATTCTCTTATTAGCAAACTCTTTCATACTCCAATACTGTCTATCAAGACCTTTTACACAGAGCTCAAAGAATGCTATACGAATTTTTTGTTTTCTCAAAATCTCTTTCATTTTAAGATATTTTGGATCTTTAGGCAAATAATATTTTTCTATTTCCTTGTTTGAGAGTTCTTCTTCAGATTGAAACCGATACTTATGATAAAGCTCACCAACAAGTTTTTCTTGAAGCTCTTCAAGTTCTTCATATCTGATTTTTTCTTTAAGTAATTGATCTTGAAATCTAATTACTTGATAGGGATTATCTTGTAGCTTTTGAGAAATATTCAATTCATCGAAAGCTACAAGATCATATATGGGATATTCTTTAAGTAGGTCATTAACAATTTTATCTTTATCAATTGCCACAAATTTTCTCCTAAACTATTTTAGATGAGGATATCTATCAAAGAATCCTTCAGCTTTGAGATCATCTCAATCTCCAATAATATCCATGTCATATGGAGTCTTATTATTTACAACTTCATTATCCATTCTTTTCATAATAATATCTCTAACTTGTTCCATTTTTCTGTCTATTGCTTGGGGAGCAAATCCTTCAGTTCAATCTAGAACATTCATAAAAAAGGTATCAACATCAATTTCTTTGCCTAGATTAGAGGTTGTGTATTCATATTCCTTTGGTCTCTTTTGGTTAAATGACCATGCATTCAAAATCTGATCTTCCTTAAGATCTTTTAGTGCAAATCCTTTATCACCTTTCTTTAAGTTGATAATTCCTTCGGGAAAAATGTGTTTAAAATTTTTAATGAAAAGAAAAATATAATCTTTAGCTCATTTATTTCTCAATTCAAAATTCTTTTTATGAAAAGCTTTAAATTCCTGCTTTGTCATATCTGAATAGAATTTTGTATTTACATTTTCATCAAGCATTAATTGTTTTAATTTATTTCTTATTTCCATTTTAATAAAAACTCCTATGATAGTAAATAATGTTGAATTCTACCTTCAATAGAATTCTCAAATAATTTTAATTTTTTAGGTAGAACAACTATAGAAACATCCCGATCCTTAACAACTCTTTCAAAAGAAGAATCACTAAAAGAACATTGTAAAGGAACAACATACATAGAAGAAGTCGGAGTTAATAGAACTATAGATGTCGAAATATAATCTGAGGGTTCTTCTCTAATAGGACAAAATTTTGTATTTCTATCTAAATTTTTAGAAGTTAGATTTTTTAGTGTTGTTAAAACTTCTAATGGATGATTTGGTTCTTCTTTTTCTATAGCATCAATAACTGTATCTCTTCTCATTATAGAAGACTTATACCCTTCTCCGTCTTCTTTAGTATAACCAGCATCTTTTAAAAAAATTCCATGATTAGTTCTAACAACCAAATTATAGTCTTTAATTTCTTTAACTTTTACATTATAATCTTCAGGGACAATATGTTTAAGTAAGATTTTCTTTACATCTTCATCATCTTCAATTGGATCAATTTCTAAATTCCTTAAAATGGCTTCTTTGGTTTTATTATGAAGAAATATTTCTAAACAGAAAAGTTTTTCCCCATCTGAGACTATTGTATTACCTTCGAATCTTTCTTCAACCAAAGTATCAACAACATCTTTGATATTATCCATTTTAAGAACTTGTCTTAAGATAATCCCATTTCTATTAGTTTTTCTATTTTTAATAGATAGTCTAACTTTACCGTCTTTCTTATCTTCATGATTTTGCAAAGCAACAGAAACTAACATTATGCCTTTTGAATTAATACCTTCAGTCCAATCATTATATTCATCAATTAGAAATGCTGATGAAATCCCATCATGAGAATAATATTTCAAGGAGTATTTTGGTTTATACGCTCTATCCCTAATTTTATAGAGGAATCATTGTTCCTTGTTATTTCTATTTTTTAATTTTAAGCCAATTGCTACACACATCTAGCTTTTACCTCATCCAAATTAATATAGTTTATAAATTATTTATCAAAAATTCATAAGTACATATTACCAAAATATTGTTTCACCAATCAATATAATTCTATATACTATACCCTCCGTACCAAGTTAATATATTAACTATCATATTTCTCCGGAGTTGTAAATAGAGAAAATTCAAGTTTATACCACATCTCGAATATTTTTTTATCAGAAAGTCTGGAAATTTTGAGATTTTTCATGTTTCCAGGAAGCTTAATTATTTCAATAACTTAGAAATCCACCAAAATCTTAGTTTTCCTAATAATATCAATAACTTACGAGAAATCCACCAAAATCTATAGAAAAACGTAATGTTTTATACATCATTTTCTTAGGATTTCGAATAGTTAATAATTTTAATAATTTAGGATTTCTTAAAATCCTCTTTTTCTCCATTAGAAATTTCTATAAATAATTAAAACACAATAAAGTTTTTTAGAGGAATAATATGACTAGAGCTGATTTAAGAGCAAGATTAAAAAGAGATTTGGGGTATCCATATAACAAAGTTGAAGTCACAGATGATCATCTAAATGATGCCATCGATGATGCTTTGGAAAAATGAGAAGAATGAGCAGTAGGTAATTCTACAAAAGAATATTATTTTACTATGCCACTGTCTGCTGGTCAATATGAATATGTCCTACCAGCATATGTTACAGACGTACTGGGCTTCAAATCTGACACATGGAGTACAGGTATTAATACTCTCTTTACCATTGAGAATTTTTTATACACACAAGGATATATTGACCCCCAACAGTTTATGGGATCTGGTGGACTAATTGGGTATCAGCTTGCTATGGATTATATTGAAACATTAGAAAGATATATGCCTGAGCAATATACATTTAAGTATGCTAGACACAAAAAGATTCTTAACTTGAGTCCTACTCCTGTTTTAAAAGATGTCAGAACTATTAATGGAACTGAATGGGATTTTGCTGGATATCTTTTAGTTAGATGTATGGCATATGATGGATCCTTTGTTGATGGCTGAACCTATTTAGATTTTGAAGATCAAGCACTTAGTGAAGGTTGAGTTAAAAAATATGCATTAGCAAAACTAAAAACAACATTAGGTCAAATTAGAAGAAAGTTTTCAAGTTATAATTCAATAGGAAATACTGGAATAACTTTGGATGGTGCTGAATTAATTTCTGAAGGCAAAGAAGAAATGGATAGACTAATAGAAGAAATTGATACTAACTATGCCTATGAAGGGTATGGTATTACAATGGGAGCAATATAATGGAAAAGAAACTTGGGTGGATTTGTCCTAAATGTGGAAAGTGTTTAAGTCCTTATGTAAACGAATGTGAATGTTATAAAGTAGTAATAAATAACAATCCTCATGTACCAATGGAGATTGAGAATCCTTTAAAAACTTTTAAATGGGTAAAAGATTGGCCTACGCCTTATGAGGATCAACCAAAGTTTAAATTTTATACAGCTGGATCAAGCGACAATCCTTGTGAAGGTTGTCTAAGTAAAGGAAAGCCTTTTTGTCATTGCACTATTGGTGGATCAAAAGTAACTTATTAAGGATTTAAAATGGAAAAAATAGAACTACCTACACATATTTCTGGGGATTGGTGAAATGGTATGGGGCCTATTACTGTTAGGGTAAATGGCGATCCATTGGATTTAACATCCACAGAAATTAAAATGCAAATAAGAAGAGGAAGGAAACCTTCTGATGCCGTATTAGCAGAATGGTCAACAACAGATGGAACTATTCAAATCATAGATGGTTCTAATGGTGTTTTTAATATTTCTGGTCGTGTTCTTACTCTTCCCGGAGGAAATTTATTTTCTGATGTGCAAGTTAAGACACAAGATGAAAGATACTTCACCATTATTCCAGAAATAGTTTGAAATGTTATAAATGATATAACAAGGTAATATTATGGGAAATGTATTTGATGTAAATATCGAAGGTATAAAAGATAATAAATATAGTATTGAGGTAGATCTTCTTTCTAATGATATTTCAGTAGAGGTTATAAAGGAAGAAAGATCATATGATATATCCATTGAAACAGCAAATTTTTCATCTTTGGTAAGCCCCAATGATGGAAATAGATTATCAAGAACTGTTGAAGGTGGGTTATTTGTTCCAGAGATAGATTTTGATTTAACTTCCATTTATGAGGAAGCTAAAGTATAGGGGATTAAAATGACAAGTGAAGAAACATTAGCGAACTTTGCAAATGCAGTTGGCACAGATATTAAACAATTAAGTGAAGCTATAAATATTTTTCAAATAGAAAATGTTAGTGATAGTGATTTATTACAATATTCAAGTTCTCTAGGAAAATGAAAAAATATTAAAAAGGAAACTATCTTAGATGGTGGTAATTTTTAAAGGAAACATAAATGTCAAATACTATTAGAATTAAAAGACGCGCTATAGGTGGTGCCATAGGTGCCCCTTCTTCTCTTGAAAATGCAGAATTAGCATTTAATGAGGCAGATGATACTTTGTATTATGGTAAAGGAACAGGTGGTGTAGGGGGTTCTGCTACAACTATAGAACCTATTGGTGGTATAGGAGCCTTTGTTTCAAAAAATAATATTGATCAAACTATAGACGGAGAAAAAACTTTTGTAGGTACAGTTATTGCTCCAACTCAGGATTCTACTGATGATTCAACAAAGGTAGCTACAACAGCTTTTGTAAAATCAATAGGATATGTTCCTGCCCCTACTGGTGTAGTTACGGGAACATTTACAAAGGTTACTATAAATTCAAACGGATATGTTACGCTAGGTTCAACACTTAGTGCTTCTGATATCCCTTCATTAACAGCTTCCAAAATATCTGATTTTGATACCCAAGTAAGATTATCCGGTTTAGACCAAATGGCCGAACCAGAATCAAATGTATCATTTAATGATGTTAGAATTACAAATCTTGCAACACCTGTTAATGATAATGATGCTGCAAATAAATTATATGTTGATACTGCAATTCAGGGCATTAAACCAAAGAACTCTGTAAAGGCAGCGACAACAGGTAATATCACATTATCTGCAACACAAACAATTGATGATATTTCTGTTATAGATGGGGATAGAGTATTAGTAAAAAACCAAACAACAAGTTCACAGAATGGTATTTATATTGTTTCTGGTAGTGCATGGACTCGCGCTGCGGATATGAATTCATGGGATGAAGTTGTTTCAGCATTCGTATTTGTTGAGGAAGGTACTACAAACGCCGATACTGGTTGGTTATGTTCCGCAAATAGTGGTGGTACATTAGATACAACGGCGATTACATGGGTTCAGTTTTCAAGCGCAGGATCAATAACTGCTGGGACGGGTTTATCAAAAGATGGCAATACACTTAATGTTGGTGCAGGAACGGGTATCACAGTTGGTGCTGATGATGTTGCTTTAACAGGACAGTCTTTAGCATTACATAATTTATCTACAAATGGGTTAATAACAAGAACTGGATCTGGAACTGTTACTTCAAGAACTATTTCTACTTCAGGAACTGGCATATCCGTCGCAGATGGAAATGGCGTATCAGCTAACCCAACTATTTCATTGTCTACTGCATTGTCTACTGTTGGTACCTTAACCCCAGCAGCTGATAGAATTGCTTATTATACAAGTGCTTCTACTGCCTCCTTAACAGCATTAACATCTTTTGGTAGATCATTAATTGATGATGATAATGCTTCAACTGCAAGAACTACTTTAGGATTAGGAACAATTGCTACTCAAGCAGCATCAAGCGTTGCAATTACTGGCGGCTCAATTACAAACTTAACAACTTTTGATGGGATCACTATTGACGGTGGAACATTCTAAATAAATAAAAATAAGAAATATTTTATGGGGATATTTCTATATCCCCTTTTTTTATTCCTGCTTCTTTAAGCGTACAAGGAGTCCATCTTTATGGCAAATACTATTATTCACAAAAAGTCTTCTGTGGCATCAAAATCTCCTCTTATTGGAGATTTGTCTCTTGGTGAAATAGCAATCAATACTTTTGATGGTGTACTTTATTTAAAAAAGAATAATGGAACAGAATCTATTATTCCAATTAAAGAAATAACAAAATCTAATGTTGAAGCTGTTTTAACCGGTACAATATTTACACATACCCACTCATATGAACACACTCAAAGTTCTGCTTCCACAACATGAACAATTAATCATAATTTAAATTCAAGATTAGTACAAATAATTGCTGCTGATTCTTCTTATCTCCAAATTTTCCCGGATTCTGTTTCTTTTACCTCTGTCAATCAGGTTGTTTTAACCTTCTCAGAAAGTGTTTCGGGTTATGCTAAGATTTCTCGATAAATAGTTATATGAGGAATACAAAATGACTTTAGATGTAAATTTTAAACCTGAATGAGAGCTTTTAGACTTTCAACAGGTAGAACAAGAATATGAATTGTTTGATTCAATTGCCTCGGAATTTAATGATGTTTCTGGTTTTGCAATTGAGTATTATGTATTAGATGCTCAAAATGGAAACATAGATCTTCTATATGGAGAAATTCCTAATATGAATTGGAATGGTCCATATAGAACAAAAATTATATATGAACCTACAAATGAAACAGAAGTATTAAATTCTTTTGGGTTCTCATCTGATGATGTTATTACATCAATGATGATGACAAAATCAGTTTTTTCAAGAGATATTTCATATGATTTTATTCCTAAAGTTGGTGATGTTATTAAAACTTTATGAAATAACAAAATGTATGAAATTACTGATGTTGGTGCCGAATCTAAAATTTTTCAGGGCAAAAAAATGGTTTGAGATTTTATTTGTAAACCATTCAGACACAGTTCACAAAGTGCTTCAGCAGATGAGATTGTTTTCAATACACCGAATGATATTGATTTCCCTGGAATCAACTTTGAATATATATCAAAACCTCTATCAGCATTCGGCGACAACGATACAGTAGAAGAAGAATCTGATGCTATTGACAATAATAGTGTAGATTCTTCTTATTATGGATATGATACTTTAGATTAGGATAAACTATGGATACATTTTTTCATTATCATACATTACGAAAAACAACTATTCAATTTCTTAATATTTTTAACAATATTAAGATTGCTAAATATAATTCAGATGGATCAGTAAGGGAATTTGTAACTGTTCCTTTAAAGTATGCACCAAAAGAAAAGTTTTATTATTGATTATATGAAAGGAAACATGAAATAAAACTACCAATGATGAGTGCTTATATTACAAGTATTTCTCCTGCGATAAATGAACGAGGAACAAATAAACATATGAAAGTCTTGTCTTGTGATAGACAGTTATATCATAAGACATTAGTTCCATATACTATTGAATATGAGCTTGCAATTTCTACATTGTTTCATAATGAAATAGATCAAATTTTTGAACAAATTATTCCTTATTTTACTCCATATGTAATTACAAGGGTATCAATTCCTGAAATAGATAATCATTTTGATTGTAAAGTCATTTTAGAATCTATTTCCCCTGATATGGAAACAGATATCCCAGAAGATGATTATAGAATGATAAATTGAAAATTAAATTTTACTGTTCATACATTTGCATTACAGCCAATAAGTGCTGGAAAATACATTGAGGAAATTTTTCTTGAAATGAGAAATAATGATTTAGTGTATGAAACTATGCATTTATCTGGATATATGAATGATGATAATCAAGTAATAAGCTCATATGAACTTATTCCTGGAGACGCATAATGGGCTGCACTACTTTAAATATAGCTTCTGGAAATAACTTTCAATTATATTTCCCTGTTTTACCTTTTTCTACTGAATTACAAGACAGTAAGGAACTAACACTAAATCTGTTCAATGTTGTTATTCCTAGTATGTCATTTGACAGTACACCAATAAGTTGGCAGGGATGAGACACAAAAAGAGCAGATGGAACTTTACTTTTTGCAGACTTCACTTTTGATTTCATGATTGATGAAGAATTCAAAAACTGACAAGTTCTTTTTGATTGAATGACAAACATCAACAACAATAAAGATGTATTAAGTAAGCACCCCAGAACTTATACTACAGATTCTTATATTATGATTATGGATAATTTTGGAAAAAGTATTTTAAAATTAAAATTGATAAATTGTTTCCCTATGGATTTGGGAACAGTAACATTATCTTATAGAGAGGGTGAAACTTACATTGAATGTAATGCAACAATTTCTTATGATAGAATGGAAAGAGGATAAAAATATATAAATATAATTATAATCTAATGATTCTTAGATTCTAATTTATGGAGGAAACAATACATGAGTTTCGGAATTTCGCCGGGCGTGGCGACGAGGGAAGTGGATCTAAGCACCACAATTCCTGCAGTAGCAACTTCTATTGCTGTAAACGTCCTAAGAAAAACATACAAAGGCCCTGAATACGAACAGTATTTAGTAACAAATACAGATGAACTTATTGATGCATTTGGTAAACCTGCTGATAGTTCTTTTATTGATATTCTGTCTTCTGCAGGATATCTTAAATATGGAAGCATGCTCTATTGTACAAGGGTTATGCCTACTGATGCTACTTTTGCTGGTACAAAAATTTTAACTGGAACAAATTCTACCCAGGAAGCCACTGCTAACTTCACTTTTGAAGCTACTGGAACTGTTGAAGGAACTGAAGATGATGGTCCTTATACCTATACCTCATTAGGAACAACTGATATGAAGATGTTCCCTGAAATGGTAGACACTTTAATGGGTGAAGATGACCCACTTTGGGTACTTGCTAAATATCGTGGTGAATTTGGAAACAATACTCGTTTACTTGTTTATGACAAGGCCACATATGATGCTGTTAAGTATTTTGATACACAGACTGAAACATTTGATATTCCTTCTGGCGTATCTTTAACTGCTTCAGCTACGGCAGCAGTATCTGGAATGTGGGTAGATTATGAAGCTAATCCCGATTTTGGAACTCCTGGTTACCAGGATGATCTTCCATTTGTTGTAATTCGTGATCTCGATACTCCTATGACTGATGAAAAACAATTCACAATCGTAGTCCAAGCTAAAGATCAGGGTTCAACAATATGGGAAGACAAAGAGGTCTTCATTGTTTCTTCTGATGAAAATTCAATTGATGATTCCGGCGTTTCTAATTTTGTTGAGACTGTTGTAAATGAACAGTCAAAGTATATTAATGTAGCTTTGAATCCTGTCTTTAAAACAACTACAGAAATTGATTCGCCCGCGATTGGGGCCATTATGACTCGTATGGCCACCCTTTCTGGTGGAAAGAATGGTGTATTTGGAAGACATGAAGATGTAACTGTTCAGGCTGGTGAAGATGCTGCTTGTATTGAAGCATATAATCTTTATGCTAATCCTGAAGAAATTGATGTCAATCTCTTTATCGAATCAGATAAGGGTGTAACTGTAAAAACCTACCTTGTAGAGCTTTGTGAATCAATTCGTAGAGATTGTTTTGTTGTACTTGATGTTCTAAGATCCCATGTTCTAAACAACAAAGGTTCTGAAACATTAGATATGGTAAAATGGAGAAAAGGACAAGCTGGTTCTACATTTAATCCTAATACTTCATATGCTGCTCTATATGGTAACTGGATCGAAGTATTTGATACTTGGAACAAAAAATATCGTTGGCTTCCTCTCTCCGGTCATATGGCTGGTCTATATGCTCATACAGATGATGTAGCTGATGCATGGTGAGCACCTGCTGGATTGAATAGAGCTATTCTAACTGGTGTTCGTAGACTTGCTTTTAATCCTACTGAAGGAAATCGAGATGCAATGTATGTTGCAGGAATTAACCCTGTTGTTTCTTTTAGTGGTCAGGGCAAAGTAGTTTGAGGACAGAAGACCCTATTAGATAAACAGAGTGCATTTAATAGAATTAATGTTCGCAGGTTGTTCCTCATATTGGAAAAAGCCATCGCAAAAAGTGCCAAATACTTTTTATTCGAGATGAACGATGAAATTACTTGGATGTTAATGACCAATATGATTGAGCCTTTCCTTCGTGATATTCAGGGCCGCCGTGGCATTTATGCCTTCAAGGTCCAGATTGATGAAACAACTAATACCCCAGAAAGAATTGATCGTAACGAGCTAGTTGGGAATATATGGATCCAGCCCGCCAGAGCAGTCGAGTTTATCCGGCTTAACTTTATCGCAACAAAAACTGGGGCTAACTTCGATGAACTAATTGGAGCAGGTGCGGTTTCTTAATTTTTTATTTACAATATAAATAAAATATCTTATCTTTAAATTTAATGGAGAAGGACAACACCGGCCAGTGCTGAGGGTTGCTCCCACATCCCTCTAACTTCTCTTTAAATTTCAAATTCTATGGGAGTAGACTATCATGATTATTTGTTGAGACAATCTAGAAAAACATAATATTAAATTAAGCAATAGAGGAAATTTTAGAGGTAATGATGGTACATATTATTATCATGATTTATGTCTAGAATGTGGTGAGCCTTTTTTAAGTAAAGGAAAACATAATATACAATATTGTTCATATGAATGTATGACTAAGTCTCAAATATATAGAGAAAAAATTGGAAATGAAAAAGCACTTCTTAATGAATCTACTGATATTATATTAACAAAAGAGGAAATTTTAGAATTAAGAGTTAAATACCCCAAAAGATATATTAAAATATTAAAAAACAAATATCCAAAAACAATACAACAAATAGAATTGTTTTTTAATGACATTAAATCCAATATTACTAACAGTATATTATCTCAAAAAATATTCCATTATGTTTTTAATTTAAAAAATATTCCTGTATGCCCTCTTTGTGGAAATATATTACCATTTAACACATTATTAGAGTCATGGGGATATAGAAAATTTTGTTCAAGAATATGTGCTATAAATAATCCAGATTTAATAAGAAAACGTGATCCTAACCAAGATGTTAAAAAGGAAAGAAATAATAGAGGAATTAAAATTTTAAAATCTTCAGATATTAAAGTTTATTCATTAGAAAGAACCAATAAAATTTTTCTTTTATTTTTAGCTAAATTCAATTATGATTTTCAAAATGTTGCCATAAAAATTCTTAACAAGTCCCCAAAATTATATAAAAGTATAAACATCTATTATGCGGATTTTACTCATAGAGAAATATATTACCTTATTCTAAATAATAATCCAAAAGAAAGAATATGTTATATTTGTAAAAAAGAGAAAACACCATTATTAAGAAATGGTTATAGAAGCTATTGTACTAATTGTGGAAATAAACATAGTAATATTATTGCGAGATTTAAAAAATATCCATTAATATATAATTATTGTAAAGATAATGATTATGAAATGATAGCATCTAGATATGAATTTGCTCTTAGTCCTCTAAAAACGACCGATGTTAAATGTTTAAGATGTAAAAATATCAGACCATTATCTATAGAATTAATAAATAAAGGAGTTTCTTGTTCCTGTAGAGTTAAGGGAGGAACTAGTAAGGCAGAAAACGAAATAGCAAAATTTTTGAATATTAATCATCGCAGGGGAAATAAAGAAATTTTAGATGGTCTTGAGATAGATATCTTTATTCCAAATTCCAATTTGGGGATTGAATATGATGGTATATATTATCATTCTGAAATTTCAGGAAATAAAAATAAAAAATATCATATAAATAAGACAGATATTTGTGATGAAAATAATATTCAACTTATTCATATATTTGAAACGGAATGGAAAGATAAACAATCTATAGTTAAATCTGCACTTCTTTCTAAGTTGGGTATTTTTGAAAATAGAATATATGCTAGAAAATGCGAAATAAGATCTCTTACTTTTGAAGAATCTAATATCTTTCTTCTTCAAAATCACCTCCAAGGATATTGTAATTCGTCTATTAGATATGGGCTTTTTTATAATGATGAACTTGTTTCATGTATGACTTTTGGTAAGAGAAAAATAACAGGAAAAACTAAACTTGAGCTTTTAAGATTTTGTAATAAACTTAATACACAAGTCATTGGGGGAGCAAGTAAATTATTTAAACACTTTGTTAGAAACAATGAATTTGAAGAAATAATTTCCTATGCAGATCGTAGATGGTCTAATGGTAATTTATATGAACAACTTGGGTTTGAATTTAGTCATAAGAGTGCTCCGTCCTATTGGTACATTATTAATGGGAAGTTGGTACATAGATCCGTTTATATGAAACATAAATTACCAAGTTTATTAAAGGATTTTGATCCTAATCTTACTGAATGGGAAAATATGCAAATGAATGGATTTGATAGAATTTGGGATTGTGGGTGTTTAGTTTATAGGTATGCAAGGTAGAAATATTATGAAAATAGAGAATATAGATGATTATAAAAAAGCTATAGATGAATTATTTAGGATTGAACTTGTTGGCTATGAAAATCATGAAGAAGAATATATTAATAAACTTATTAAAAAAATACAAAAATTTGAAAATGAAAAATTAAAAGAATAAAAAGGAGCCCAAAGGCTCCTTTTTATTTTATAATATTTTTATCTAATTCTAAAATAAACCTAATTCACACTCATTTATTCCTCCACTTTAAATCTATTAATTAAGTCATATGAATCCTTTCCAGAGATACCCCATCCATAAAGAAAATAATCAATATCATACATTCCATAGGGGGACTCCTCAGCTTCCATCAAAATCTCAAACGCTCTCTTCCAAGAACAATTACATGTTTTTCTCACTTCAGAGATTTTTTCTTCAAACTTTGCCAAATCTGCTTTTTCTTGAGCTTCCTGTTCTTCAATCTGGCGAGAGATCTCATCATCCAGGGATTTTATGGCATTCAGAAATTCTTCCATTGTGTTGAAGGGGAAATATCGGGGGCGAAAACCATGAGCATCCCTGTGCATATCAGAATAGAGCTGCCAATCTTCAGGGGTAAAAATCTTGAGGTTCATGATTATTCCTCCTTTCCTATATTAAAAAGGTAATTAAGAAATTGATCCCCAGATTCAAACTCCATTTCAAATTCAGGTTCCTTTCCATATTGAGCAATAAACTTTTCCTTGTAGAGAGCAATTTCACATTCAGTTGGGATATACATTTTGATCTCCTGGGTTATTTGTTGTTGTGTTAAGATTAGAATATAAAAGTTTTGAAAGTTTGTAAACAGTTTTAAGAAAAAATTTCAAAATATGTAAACAAAAAAGGGAGCCGAAGCTCCCTTTTAATTGTTAATAAAAAACAATATTTTACGGCATTTCCGTAATAACGCTACGGATATAGTAATTTTCGGCGCCAAAGATATTGCTATGAAGGGCATATCGGCTCATTAGACCTATTGTGGGGTTGAATGAGTTCTCAAAAGTTGCTCTGCTTAATAGAAGTTGAATAAATGGGCAATAAATTATTCCGGCATCCATACCTGAGCCGCCAGCACCCTTGTAACCAACAGTTAGTTCGTCTACAGTAGCGAAAGTATCACGGATAACTTTCATACGACCGTCTAGTGTACCAATGATTTCAACAGAGGTATTAGCAGTGTTTACATTACCAGATACAGGAGCAATTGTGAAACTGGAAGTTCCTTCAAGAGCTGCGCATACAGTAGGATTAGCAACTACGAAGTTACCAGCACCACGACGGGTTGTGATAGCAATGCGGTTAGCCATACGAACGGTACGATTGTAAAGGTTACGATATTTTTCATGTTCCCAGCGGCCATCAAAATGAGCAGAAGAAGCCCAAGATAGAGTGCCGAGCTGACCATCTACATAAGAGTAAGCATTGGTATTAGCAGCAGTTTTTACAGCATCAATGATTTCACGGTCAATTTCAGCCTGAATTTCATAACCAAGGATATCAAGCATTTCAGATTCGATGTCAAGACCATGCATAGCATTAAGATCCTGAGCAACTTCTAAGGACCAGCGGCTGCGTAGCTTACGGGTCTTAGCTTCAATCTGAGCTTTTTCGATGGTTAGGTTAACTTCCTTGATCTGATCGCCAGTACCAATACCTAGACCAACAGCAGGAGAAGTACTAGAACCTAGAATTTCACCAGCAGAAGTAACCATAGAGCCAGTGTATGACTTATCTACAGTGTTGTAACCAAGTTCAGTGTTAGAACCAGAGTTGTAAGTCTGACCAGCGCGGAAACGAAGAGCGAAAGCTAGACCAACAGGGGAGGTCATAGGCTGAACACCAACGGTTTCGTGAGCAATTAGATTAGGGAAAGTTCTACGAACCATGGGAATAGCAATCTTGTGGAATTCACCAGAAGTTGCATAGTTAGAGCCAAAAGAACCATCTGTATAAGATGCTTCATTAACCATATTCTGTTCTTTTAGATAATTGAACTCATTCTCAAGCATAATAGCTGTCATGGTTTCAATTTTATTATCTTTAATCTTGCCTACCTTGGCAACGACTTTTTCCTCGTTGATAAGTGGATTCCACTTTTCTACTAGCTGATTAACGTTAATTTTAGACATTTTATTAAATTCCTCCTAAGAATTGTTCCTTATAAATTTATTTATAGTTTCTAATTTTCAATTTAGAAATTAGATTTTTGGCTTTGGTAACTATAAATTGCCAAATAGATTTTTTAAAATCAAATAATGCCTAGTATTGATTATACATAATTTTAATAATATTTTTAAAAGAATACCATTCTTTTAAAGTTTATTATGTATATATCTATTTATATTTTTTCGTTTTAAGTTTTAGATAAAGTTAAGATATTTAGAAACGAAAGAGTTATCCTCTTCCTTTTCTTCTGTGATTAGGGGTGTTGCAACACCATCGCCTTCAGCTTCAACTAGATCAGGATATTCTTTCTTAAGTTCTTTTCTATCCCAACCACCATCTTTAAGTAGCCATTCTACAGCAGTCTTTTTGTCTTTTGCATCAAAAGATACTTCAGACTCAGATACTGCTTTAGCAGATACACCAGCTTTCTTTAATTCGGAAACTGCCTTTTTAGGATCAACTACTTTTACTGTTACCATCTTTTCAGTAATAACTTCTTCCTCTGTTAGAGTATCAACAATGATATCAAACTTCTTGTCAATAACTTCTTTATCAGTGATACCTTCAAGGATGGAGAAAACTTTTTCCTTCTGGGATTCAGTTAGACCTTCACACTTCTCATAAATATAAAGGGTGACTGAAGCTTCATGAAGTAGCTGCTTTCCGTTTAAGAATTTTTCTGTTAAATGATTCTTTTCATCACGGAGTTTTAGAATTTCATCTTTAGCTTCGGAAAGAAGAGACTTAGCTTCTTCATTGACTAGACCTTCATCAATACCAAGACGAACCTTAAACTGCTCAATTAGATCGGAGTATAGTTCACCCTTACGAGCAAATTCCTTGATGTTTTCGGGGATCTGAAGTTTTTCAGCAAGAATATCATCTACGAAAAGAGAAAACTTTTCAGCAAGAGTGTCCTTATAAGTTTCAAACTTCTCTTCATATTCCTGTACAAGCTCTTCCTTTAAAGAAGTTTTTTCTTCTTCAAGAGCAGCCTCAACCATTTCTTTGGCTAGAACCTCAGCCTTTTCCCTGGAAAGCTCTTCGACTTTCTCATCTACTTTAGTATTGATAAGATCAGAGATCTTTGTTTCTACTTCGGTAACTACAGACTCATCAAGAGCTTCAACACCAAGTAGTTTGGTAATGTCCTTAATATTCATTAGTATAAATTCCTCCTAAGAATTGTTCCTTATAAATTTATTTATAATTTTTAAATTCAAATTATTCGTAATCTTGATCTTTTAAATAGTTTTTGGCATCTTTAAGAGTTTCAAAAGTAGGTTTTGAACCTCCAGCTTTAAAAACAATATAAAAATCTTGATATTTTCCTTTTGGTCCATATGGCTCAGTTTTCATAAGGGTCCAATCTTTCCCCTTTTCTACAACAGAATCTGTTTTAGGATTCCTAGCTATAGACCCTTCGTTCAAATATTCATCAATTTTTTCAATTAGTTTCATTTTTTCCCCTAGATGTTTTTAGAAATCTGATCGATTACTTGAAAAATCCTCTTTCTATATTCTTGTTTAGCTTGTTCAATAAGCTTTTCTTGATTAGAAGTACCAAAATCTACACCCTCTAACACGCCATTAACCCAGCTCCCCAAGTTGGATGGTTGGCTAACAATGTCCCAACAAATTAGATTAAAGTCTTCATTAACATGATTTGTTTTTTCGTTTACAGTTCCAAGACCACGAGAGCTAATACCAATTCGAGCACCATCTTCAATTAGATTTTTTACAATCTGGCCACATGGAGTTGAAAGAACTTTTGCTTTTCCCATGACATGATTTCCCTCTCAAACAAGGTCCTCAATTAAAATAGCAGCACGCTCAAGGGTAATTGTATTTGAAGAGGGGTGTTCAAGTTCACCTAAAGCAGATTTATTTGAAATATTTTCTCTAAGCTTATCTACTTCTCTTTCAAGAATTCGCTTTGGGTAAATTCGGCCGTTGCGATTTCTTTCTTCAGCAGTTGAAAAAATTCCCTCAATAAAAAGAGACTTTTCGCTCTTCTTTGTTGAAATATTATATGTTGTTTCCGTAATAAGTTTCACGGTGTCTATTCCTCCGGTTTTTCTAAAGTAAATACATCATTTTGAAGTTCAAGTTCTCTCTTAAAATAATCATTAATTGAGGAATCTAATTCCTTTGAAAGGACTTCTTTTGATGTTTCATAATCATCTTCTGCAAATGCATTGAAAGCCTTAATAAAATTTTCCTTATTCATAACAAGCTCCTATAATTATTTATACAATTTATAATGCAAATAATGCTATTAGAGATCCAAATGAAATTAAATACAGGCCACTCTGATAAAAGAAAGAGGTTTTTTGGTGTTCTCATTTCTCATATCTATAGTTATTTTCTGCATTCACTCAAAGTTCTCTATATTGGAGAGATTTTTGTCTTTCTAGTTCCAAAAATTCCTTTAGTGCATTAATAGTATTTATATGAAGATTAACTAATGTTTCCTGTTCCAATGCTACTTTCTTGTATGTAATAGCAATTTCTAAAAGGGCCCCTATTTTGGCATATTCCTGAGGACTAAGTAAAATGAATTTTGCTTGCTCAATAGGTACTTCTTTAAATCTATCATCCAAATAAATTGGATTTATCTTGTCTGGCTTCTTAATAGGTGATAAATCCAATTTATATTCAGTGGTCTTTTCAAATTTAATTTCGGGGGGCTGAAAGGGTTCAAAATGCTTTGGAGCACACCCAACAAAAAATAAAATTAAACAAATAAACAAAATTACTTTTTTCATTATAGTTCGTCTCATCCTGTATCTATTCTGTCTTGGACTGTTTTAATGTCTGAATCTTTTTTTGCAGCTTTAACTTTCTCCGCTCCATCCTTAATGACTGTATTAACATTTTGCGTTTGATAGTCTGCTGCCTCCTCTTCTTTTGAAATATTAGGATGCACATATTCATCTTCAGAGACCTTGTCTAAAATCGGTTTAGAAGGAATATTGACTTTACCTTCTGGCCTCTTAGAGAATAAAGATCTAAGGAAGATTGCCCCTATAGCAAGTATTACTGTTCATACAGCAACAAAAAACGGTTTGATTTCAAATTTCATTACATATCCTCCTCTTCTCCAATGCCAAATAATTCTTTATCAAGTTTAAATCCTTCGGCATTCGCCTTTAGATCATCATCATCCATATCAAGATATTTTTTCATAAGATATGATTTTGAAAATTCTGCATTTGAAACAAGAGAATTATAGTTGTTAAATCTTGTTTCTCTTCCTTTCTGCTCAATTTGATCTTTATATGAATTTGGGCAATTCATAGTAATAGCAAATGAGTATTCATCTAATCCATATTGTTTTAATAATCCTTTGAATTCAAGATGAATTAAAAATGTTTTTAGAAGCATCCTACAAAATTTGTCCTGTTGATTTTCCAAAAACACAGATCATTTGATTTCATCTCTAGGGATTTCCCCAAAATTTGATCCACCACCAAATAGATTATCGCCACTTCTATTGTCCTGAGTATTCTGAACTCGGGTGATAGGATATTTTAGTGCTTTGTATAGTTTCTTTTGAAAGTAATAAATATCACCCAATTCAGCAAATCCTGAAGGGTTACCCCCTACTGTAGAAACCGAACTTGCTCTACCTGAGCTAGATGTAGGTAAGAAAAAATTCTCACTAATTGACATTACATTTGTTGCTTTTTTCAATAGCCCAGTTTCAGGATCAAATGATTCTTTTGTTGAAAGCTTTTGTTTCATTTTTTCAACAAACTGCATTGCCTTATCTCGCGGCATATTACCTACATCGATATTGAATACAAATCTTTCTGGTGCTCTAACCAATCTATAAATGATTACAGATGTTTCAAGCATATTCAATTGGTTAAATGGCTTTCTAGCTTTTTCAAGATAGCCAAATACTTTTGTTCTATCTACTGGGGAAAATTTTCCATAGTTCATATAAGAAATCTGGGATTTATTGAAAACTATAATATCTTTGTTATTTCTAGCATCTTCAATAGATCTAATTAATGAATTAGAAGTTCCCATTTTAAGATGTTGAATATATCCTTCAACCATGCTTTTTTCATAGTTGTAAATGAAGTCCATAGTCTCAGTGGGAAGTTTTTTCCAATATAGAATACCACGTTTAGAATTATTGACATCAATTACATTTTCTAAATATAATTCTCCATCAATAAAATAATCTTCCATATAGTTTTGAATTTTAGTATTAAGTCTTAGTCTATTATAGATGAGCTCATTAAACTCATTCATAATATTCTTATTAGCATTTTTATTCTTCTCAAGTTTCTCATCTCTAAATACTAATTTAAAAATTTCATCACTATCATTAGGCATTGTTGATTCAATAACAGCATCCTCAATGACATCAGAAATTTCAGCATTAGCAGCTATTCTTCTATATTCTTCAATTTTCTTAAGTTTGGTATCAAGCTTCTGATATAGATATTTGTCGTAAAACTGATTAGTTATTAGACCAGCTGCAGCAAATATTGGGTTCTCAAAACCTTCACCAAATTCAGATTCCTTTTTGTCTTTTTCCGTTCCAATGTTTTTGAATTGTTTTAGCTCTTCATTAACATCATTGGAAAAGAAAAAATCCTTTAACCCTGTAAAAAACCCCATATTACTTTACCACCTTAATTCGTTTCTTTAATTTTTCTAAATCTTCATCAGAATCCATTTCTGTTTCATCAACTACATAAGTCCATCTGGAATCTCGTTTTTGGATATATGAATTTTTTGATATCCCAATTGGCTTTTCAAAAGAAGCAATGTCTCCAGTAACAGTAGATTCACCAATAAAGTTATTTATTTTTATAACTAATTCAGATTCATTTTTTCGTTCTCATTGTGAGAAACATACTGCAACTCGTTGATCATTATCCTTTCAACGTAAATTTCCCTTTTCATCTTTTTCATCAGCAATTGATGTTATACATCTACTTATAAAATCTTTTTTATTTTCATTTGATTTTGGTTCTGGAAGAGGCATTATTTTTTCTCCTATGAATATAAATAACTATATATAAACTATTTATAATGAGAGAAGCTATGATTCTTTATTCTACCAATTGAAGTAAAAATTACAGAGCATAAGGTAAAAGACAAGAAAATTTCAAAGATTTTTGAATAAGAAAAAGGGAGCTAAATGCTCCCTTTTTTATGAATATAAAACGTCCATATTGGATACATCAACTTTTTGATAATAATTTTCTGCACCAAATATATTTTCGCCAATAGCATATCTTGAAAGTACTGAAACAGAATTCTGATATGAATTTTCATGCATAGACTGTAGCATCATAAAAATATAAGGAAGATAAAAAACTCCAGCATCTAGTTCAGTTGATCCTTTATATCCTACAATATATTTATCTGTATCCCAGAAAATATTTCGATAAATCTTCATTCCATTAATTGTTCCAGCAAAACATACACGCTTATCTCAATCATCCTGAAAATCGTTAAGCAGAGAAACAGCAAACTGTTGAGATGATTCTAAACAAGTACAAACATTTGCATTAGCAATTACAAAGTTTCCTACCCCGTGATTAGTAAGAGTTCCAATTCTATTGGCCAATGTAATAATATAGGAGACAAATGAATTGTACTTATCAGACTTATTATCGCCAGCAACAGTAGCAAAATCTAGAGAGTTTGATGTAGCTACTGTGTCAAGTTTGTTAATAACTTCAAGATCAATTTCTGTAGCAATTTCTCTAGCAATAGCATCCCATGTTTGCTCTCTTAGATTAAGACTATGCATAGCAAAAACATCCTGAAAAAGCTCTTCAGAGAACGATGCTCTAAGCTTTCTTGAAACCGCTTCTGCTTGTTTTTTCTCAAGCTTGACATTCAACTCCTTAATAAGAGTATCATCACCAATTCCTAATCCTATATTTGTATTAGAACCTAAAGATTCCCCGGCAGATGTAGAATAGGAACCAGTATAGGTGCTATCTGCCTTATTGAATCCAACTTCAGTATCTGTTCCCCCAGCATAAGTTCCACTGGCGTAATATCTCAAAGCATAATATAGGCCAACAGGACCAGACAAAGGCTGAACACCTACAATTTCTCTGGCAATCAATCTGTCCCAAGTTCTCTTTGATAACCCCAAAGAGAGTTTTTGGTAAATTCCATTTGTATCATTATCTGCAATTGTACCTAGTGCCCCAGTAGTATAAGAAATTGCCTCTTCTAGTGTAAAGGAAGGATTAAATTTTCTTATAGTTTTAATTGTATTCTCTAACAAAGTAGAGATTTCATTAAAATGTTTTGATTTTTGTTCTTTCTCTGTAAATAATTTTAAGATTTCAGACATGAGTTAAATTCCTCCAGAATTTTATGATTCACTTGATGTTTATAATATTTATATAAATAAATCAAACTATGAAAAGGCTTTTAATATGTCAATTAGATACGATGATAAATTTGTAAAGACCCCAGGAATGGAAAATGAATATACACCTGAGATGATATCAGATCTTGTTAGGTGTTCAGAAGATGTTTTGTATTTTCTTAATTTTGTTACTATTGTTACTATCGATGGTGGCAGGAAAAAATTAGGGGATCTTCTTTACCCATTTCAGAAAAAAATGATTAAAATGTGTAAAGACAATCGTTATTTGGTTTTCTTGTTCTGCAGACAATCGGGAAAGTGCGTTTCTTGGGACACAAAAATAAAAATTAGAAACAAAAAAACTGGAATAGAGGAAGAACTAACTATTGGAGAATTTTTTGATAAATTAACAATATCTTCTTTTAATATAGATGATAAATTTGTTGAAAAGCGTTTCTGTGAAGATTATGAAATATGAACCCCAGAAGGGTGAAAAGATTTTTCTGGGGTTGGCAAAACTATTGAATATGATGAATATAAAGTATCATTATCAAATGGTATAGAATTAATATGTGCAGATAATCATATTTTATTTTCAAATAATAAAGAAATTTATGTCAAAGATTTAAGTGCAGGCAATTTTATAGAAACAGAAAATGGTGATATAGAAATTTCTAGTATTGAAAAACTAAACACATTTTCTAATATGTATGATTGTTTAGATGTTGATGGGGAATGTTATTATACTAATGGTATAAAGAGTCACAATTCAACTACAGTAGGGGCTTTTGCTCTTTGATATGCAATTTTTAATTCTGATAAATTCATCGGAATTGCATCTAATAAAGCAAGTTCAGCAAAAGATCTTCTTAGACGTATTAAGATTATGTATGAGGAGCTGCCTTTTTGATTAAAACCTGGGGTTATAGAATATAACAAAAATTCCATTGAATTTGAAAATGGATCTAAAATTGAAACTGCTGGAACAACTGAAGACACATTCCGTGGGAGATCCTGTGTTCCCAAATATACAAAAGTTTGTGTGTGTGATGATAATGGAGATATTTTTTATACAACCATAGAAAAAACAAAAGCAATTTCATCTAATATAAATAGATTTATGGGAGATGAAATGAATTTCAAAAATACTAAAAAATATTATATGGTGTATAAAACGACAAATTTAATTAATGGGAAATACTATATAGGGTTCCATTCTACAAATGATTTGGATGATGGGTATTTGGGGTCTGGAAAATATATAAGAAGAGCTATTGAAAAATATGGACCAGAAAATTTTAAAAGAGAAATTATAATGGTGTTTGATAATAAAGAAGATGCAGAATTATTGGAAAGGGAACTTGTGAATGAAGAGTTTGTTAAAGATAACTCAAACTATAATTTATCATTGGGTGGTAATGTGTGTATTTTATGTGGAGAAGCAAATGGCTTTTATGGCAGAAAACATTCTGATAAAACAAAAAAGCTCATTTCTGAAAAATCTAGAAATTATAAACATACTCCAAAAGCCAAAAAGTTAATTTCTATATCATCGAAAGAAAGATGAAAAAACAATGAATATAGGGAAAAACAAATAAAAGCTCTTAAAAATAGACCTCCAGTAAGTAAAGAAACAAGACAAAAATTATCAAATAAATTAAGAGGAAGAAGACTTTCTTTAGAACATAGAAAAAATATATCTACAAGTAGACTTTTAAAATTTACAAACATGAATTTAGAAGAATATAATACATGATATAATAAAACATTTACAGAAGAAAGAAATAAAAAATTAAGTAACTCTTTAAAGGGTCATAAAAAATCAGATGAATGAGTTGATAAAATAAATAGAAATCCTGAAAAAATTCGAAAAACAGCAGAAAAACATAGGGGTATGAAAAGAAGTGAAGTAACTCGAAAGCGTATATCAAATTCGCGAATAGGAAAGGATGCCCCAAATAAGGGTAAAATTCATATATATAATCCCCTAACATTAGAAACTATACAAATCAGTAAAAATCATGAAATCCCAGATGGTTGATTGAAAGGAACAGGGAAAAAGAAAGAGTCCAGAAAAAATACTATTTGAATTCATAATGTAAAAACAAAAGAAATAAAAATGTATGATAAAGATAAAAACTTACCAGAAGGATGATCAATAGGAAGAAAGTAATGGAAATATTAACACACAAAGGATTTAAACCATTTGATGGGTTTATAAATCAAGGAAAATCAACATTGATAAAATTTGATTTATCAACCAATGAAACTATAGATTGCACACATAATCACAAATTTCTTTTGTCTGATGGTATTACTTTTAAAGAAGCTAAAGATATTATTGTTGGTGATATTCTTTTTCCAAAAACAACAGTATTAGAAAAAGAATATCAATGGGATGATATAGAAGTTTTCGACGCATTGAATGTACAAGACACACAATCATATTGAACAAATGGTGTAATATCACACAATTGTTCAATGCTTCTCCTCGACGAGCTAGCCTTCGTCTCAGATAACATTGCTAGAGAATTTTATACTTCAGTCTATCCAGCAATTTCATCTTCTGATGAAGCAAAAATTATTATTATTTCTACTCCAAATGGTGTATTCAATCTCTTTCATGAAATTTATTCTGGAGCTGAAACAAGTAAAAACGAATACAAGCATATGAAAGTCACTTGGGACATGATACCTGGTAGAAATAAAAAATGAAAAGAAAAACAAATTAAAAACATGGGAAACATACAGAAGTTCAACCAGGAATTTGAGGTCGAGTTTCTTGGGTCATCAAATACCGTTGTTTCCACTGAAGCCATTGGATATATTAACACTACTCTAGAAGACCCCATTGCTATGGATCTTAATGAAAGACTTAGGGTTTATCTTAAACCAAAAGATGGAGAAAAATATCTCATCGGTGTTGATCCGTCTAAAGGATCGGGAGCTCATGATGCTTGTATACAAATTTATAGAATAGATTCATTTAAACCAGTAAAATTAGTTAATGCAGCAACATTCCAGTCCAATGTTACTGACACCTATGAACTTTCTTCTATCATTAATAGATTATCAATTTACTATAATGATGCTATTATCGGTATTGAGAATAATGCTGAAGGATCCACAGTTTCACAGAATCTTTGGTGGGTCTTTGAAAACCCAAACCTTTATAATTCAGGAAACAAAGAAAACGAGATTGGCATTAGAGCAACTTCTTCATCAAAGACAAAAGCTGTTATTACAATGAAGAAACTCATTGAAGATGGATCACTAATAGTTAAAGATAGGGAAACAGCTAAACAAATTTCAACATTCATTGAAAAAAACGGAAAATTTTCTTCAAGCGCAGACACCGGGGATGACCTTGTCTCGGCTCTTTATTGGTTATGTTTCCTTATTGATACTCAACTTTTTGAAGATGATGTTGACCTATTTAAAAACAAAGAAGAAGATGAGGATGTATGAGGGATTCTAGCAGACATTGATGATGATCACTATCTTGAAAATGCAGACTGATCTTGAATGAACACATAAATAATTATAATTCAAATTAGAAAGGAATTATAATATGAAAACATGTCTTGTTCACAGGGGATCAATGGTTACTGTCAAAGCAGGAAAAAACAACATTTTCAAAATCAGAATTGATCTACTCAAAAATCTTGTTTATAAGAAAAAAGAACTAAACAAAAAATTTCTTGAATTAACTACATTAAAAGGGTTTTCCCCTGTATTACTAATCGAAGAAGAAAAAGTACCATCATTAATCAAAATCACACTTGAAGATGGTTTTGCATTTCAAGTTTCCCATGACACCAAACTTATCCTAGTCAACAATACAGCAGTCAAAGCAAAAAAACTCAATATTTCAAGTATATTATTTGGAAGAAAAAAGATTAAGAATATTGAAGAAATAGTTGCTGCAAATGGATTTGAAATGTATTCTATTCAAATGAAAACATCAAATTCAGTATTCGTAGATGATATTGCTATTGAGCTTTAGATTTCAAATTTAGATTCTAATCCACCCATAATAAATTATAAAATAATAATATAGAAAATTTTTTATATATATTCTATCAATGCATTCGGCAGGAAATTGAACGTGACTTACCTAGACTAATTTAATCTAAGAAGAAACATTCAATTTCCTGCCAAACACATCCCGTTCTCATTACCCCACAAAAGAGCTTTGAAACAGTATGCATTGCGGCGAGGTTCCTTATGTTTTCCTACGTTCTGTTTGGTTGATTAAGCCAAGTTCAGGTATGGTCTAGTTTGATCTGAACTTCTTGGGCATTCATATGCTCCCAATCTACAAAACGATCTTCCCTTTCCCGTTAATAAATTTTGATCACTAAGAACACTAGCAAAAATCAAAATCGTTACAAGAAACTAGTACAGTCGGATTCTATCCTCTCCAGCAGATGGCTTTAGGATAACGTCTGCTGGGCATTTATGCCGGTGGCTCATGAAGGGATTGGACCTAGCATGAGTCAAATTGACACAAAAGTCACTCGCGTGAAATTCATACATCCCCTTTGGTTGCTTCAGGGGCGGATCTTGCATTGTCATTGACAATGGGACAAACATTTTATGAAGAAGTCGTCCTCACTCGGAAATATTTTACCAAGCGCTCACTAATTAGCTCTTAACCAACTAGCAAGTCCAAACTCTTAATTCCACCTATTCAAATATCAATTAAACTTATTTATAAAATAATTTATCTACTTCGGTATCAATTGTAAACAAAGAATTTTTAAGGTTTACAAGTTAAATTTCTCATTTATAATAAAAACATCTGGAAAACTCTAAAAAAGAGGATAAAATAAATTATCTAACTATTTCAATAACTTAGGAATCCACCAAGTTTTATGAATATCTAATGATTTCAATAACTTATATGAAAAATCCAGAAATTATGAAAAAACTGTGTATATTATATTAGTATTTTGAGAGTTTTTCCTAGTTTTCAAGATTTTTAAATTTTAACTAATAATTTTAATATGTTAGGAGACCATATGATCACAATGGAATTTCTATATGTAGAATACCTCAAAATGAAAGGAATTATAAATAATAGACCATATAGACTACCAAAGAACCCTGATCTTTCATTAGAAAAGCTAAGACAATCTAATCAAGCTAACTATGACAAGATTAAAACACTCTCAGATTATTTTAATACCAAATGGCAAAATATTGATCCAATCAAGTATCTTGAAACGGGGTTCAAATTATTCCCAAAATTCACTTATACGAATTTCCTCAATGATAAAATTTTAAAGCAGTACATTCAAAATGATAAGATTCAAAAATTTCATTGTGAAGCATGTAAAAAACAAATTTTAAAAAGTTTTAAATTCATGAAAGGAATTCTAAAGAAAGATCAAAGGAATTCAATATTAGAATATTGTAAATCTAAAAATGAATTTTCATTAAATGTTGTTAATGATTATATTCGGGGTCATATTGACCCTTATACATTCCTTTATTTACTACTTAAAAAATATATAATATTATCTATAGATGAGAAAGAAAAAATTTCAGATTTCTTAAATAATATATCAAAATACAGATCTTATGTAAAAGACGAATGGGAGTTATTTACGAAAATGGAAAAAATTGTAAATGAAAGTTTATTGATCACCGACCCACCCTCTGGTAACTTGATCTTAGGTGATAAAACTTTAGAAGAGATTGAAGAGGAAAAGAAAAAGTTTAATAAGATGAAGTTGTTAGAGGAATAATCAATGATTAAATATGAAGGTAAGTTGGATAGTTTTGGTTTAGAATTTTGTTCTGGTGGAGAAGAATCACAATATAGAAACTTTATAAGGTTAGGATCATATTATTTTAGTATTCCTGCTATCATTAAACCAAAAGAATATAAAATGCATTCACCAGCCGGAAATTATAGTTATTATGCACGCAGAGAATATGGTTTCTATGTTTTTGATGGTCATGTAATGATTAAATGGGGGGATCAACCAGATTATTTTGGAGAGATTAAGAATAACAATTATAAATCATTCTTTCTTCCTTGGACCCAATATACATTCAGACATCATAAGATATTTGATTTAAATCATAATGAACTTGCTGTAGAATATGGTAAACACATTGATAGAGATTGTAAAATATATTCTAGATTACCAAAAGTTACATTTATTCTTGAAGATTATGATGGTGAAGAAATTGAAGCTACATGCTATATTGAAGAAAGAATGTGGACTAAAGGCGAGAAATGGTGTTCTTGGTTAAAATATTTTACTAAACCTATTGTTAGGAGAAATATAGATATAGAATTCAACAAAGAGACTGGTCCAAAAAAAGGTTCTTGGAAGGGTGGTATTATTGGTACAAGTGAAGAAATTGCGCCTAATGAAGCTCCAATAGAAGCTATTAGAAGATATTGTTCTAAACATAATATGATATATAAAGGAGTAAAGTAATGAATGACCCATCTGTAGAAGGTTTTATGGAACCGAGCGAATTAGTGGAAAATGAAACAATGGAATCAAATGATAATTGGTCATTTAAACCGGAAAAATCTAGATTAGTACGTCATGCTATGGACGAGCTTGATTATATCGGAATGACAGAAAATAGTCCAGATGATATGAATCGTATGATGAGAAGGCACTTGATTCATATGGTTACTGAGTTTGCTAAAGAAGGACATTCTGGATTCAGTGCTGGTTATGCTATCACCGCATTAAATAAATTATTTGATTTCAAACCTTTAGGTCCACTTACAGGTAAAGATGAAGAGTGGAATGAAGTATCTGAAGGTGTTTGCCAGAATAAAAGATGTAGTACTATATTTAAAGATGATACCGGAAGGGCTT